TACACGGCCCAGGAATCGACGCTGAGCCGAAATAGGTACTGGAGGTCCACATTGGCCCGGACGCCTTCTAGCCGCCCTCCAGAGCCTCTCAGGGCTAAGGCCGCTCCAGGGCCCTCTCCAAGCGCCCCAGATCGTCCTCCAGCATCGACAGGCGGTGGTTGCTCAGCCAGAGACGGCTCTGGAGGGTCTCGATGTCCTGCTGTGCCTCTTGTGTGCGTCCTTCGAGGTTCTCCAGGAGCCTCTCGGTGCGGTGCAGGGCCCTTGGGAGCAGTATCTGGCTGACCAGCAGCGTCTGGAGCCCCAGGAGGCCCAGGGCGCCCGCCAGAGCCGCCATCGCCGCCCTGTTGAGCCTCAAAGGCCCCTCCCTCGGCGTACCGCCCTGCTGCGGCGTCTGCCCGCGCTGCGCGATCCCCCTGTTGTCTTGGATCTGCCCATGGGGGCCCCGGATTCCCTCCCGGTCCGGGCCACCACTCCCAGGATCGGGGGCGGCGAGGGGATGAAGAAGTCCTGCATAGCCATCCGGCCCATGTCCGCCATGGGGGCCCTGGGGGAGGGAGCCATGAGTCCGAGGCTGGGTCCGAAAGCACCCAGCTGGATCTGCCCACCCGGGCCGGGGAGCCCAGACAGGGATTGGGGGGCGATGCCGCCCCCAAGGACCCTCTCGGGAGGGCTGGCGGGGACCAGGCCGCCCGGTGCGGGTGTGGGGGCGGTGGGGGCACGGCCCGGGGCCCCCTGACCGCCGAAGAGTCCCTGCATGACCCTCTGGAGGATCTCCTCCTCGGTCAGGTAGGGCCACAGGGTCCCCAGCTCCTCCAGCAGCTCGGGGCTCGCCATCAGTACCTCCTCTGCACGACGGCCCGCAGGAGGTTGGGCCTGCGCCGCCTGTTGTGCTTGTTGTGGATGCGTTCCATCTCGGCCTTGTCCTCGTCTATGCGGTCCTGGATCCGCCGGGTCTGGGCCTTCGAAGCCCACACGGTGGAGTCCTTGGACATGGAGCGGACCCAGTAGCCGCAGGCCCCGGCCAGGGCCTCCACCCGGTCGTCGTGGAGCAGGCAGCCCCGCTCCTGGGTCAGCCGGGTCATCTGGTAGAACAGCTCGTACTGGAGCCTGTCCTTCTCCGCCACCGAGTCATCGTGCTTGCGGTCCTGCCGGATCACTGACGTGTCCAGGACCAGCCGGTGCTGGTTCATGACCGGCTCCAGCACGTCCAGGATCCGCCGCTCCTTCTGGCCCGTGGAGTGGATCTCCTCCACCGCGCAGGAGTGCCCCACCCAGCCCTCGATAGCGGCCTCCGCGAACGCCTGGGACAGGTGGGGCTTCAGCAGCTCGCTGAACATGCCCCCGCCCAGGTTGTCCTCACACAGCACCAGGTTCACGCGGTGCCTCTTCGCCTCGATGGCGATGGTCTGCAACACCTGGTCCTCGTAGCCGCCCGTCAGACCACGGCAGACCGGCACGTAGATGACCCCGCCTCTCTGCTTGGCGACACAGAACGCGGTCTCGTCCTTGCCCCGACCCGAGGGGTCCACGTAGAGGATGGCTCCCTCGTATTCCCCCCAGTCCTGGCTGTACATGGCGGGCCAGTGGAAGAAGTCGCCGCTGAACCCGACCGTCTCCAGGTCCTGCCTCAGCCTCTCGGGGGCGTTGCACCAGACCACGTAGTCCGGTGCCTGGTCGGGGGCCAGGTCCATGACCACGAGGTCCCGCAGCTTGAGGGGGTAACGCTCCGCGTCGCTCAGGGTCGTGTCCAGCTGGAACTGGAGACGGAACCCTGTGCGGCCGTACTCGATCTCCCTCGCCAGGAGGTCGTCATGGCTGAATCTGGTGTCCGTGGGCATCCCCTCCAGGGCCTCGTCCATGACCACCGCCTCCGCGATGGAGGGGGACAGGTAGCCCCGGTAGTTAGCCACCTCCTGCGCTGGGGGATACCTGGCGGGCCAGATGCGCATGGAGTAGCCGCGCTCGGGCAGGTCGTTGTAGACGCTGTCGTGGTTCTGGAAGGTCCCCAGCCCCCTGACGATGCCCCCCGGCTTCAGGATGGCCGCGAACTCCCCCTGCCTGACCTTCAGCCTCTCGCGCTGGGTCACCGTCTCCGAGGTCTTGGGCACCTCGATGTCGTCGAAACACAGCACGTCCGCACGGCCCCCGGTGATCTGTCCGAAGATGCCCCGTGACCTCACCGAGGGGGCCTGCTGCGGAGGGGCCCCGGCAACGTCGAACGCCTCCATGGACCACCGCTGCCCACGGTCCACGATCTTGGGGACCAGGAACTTGACCTCGTTCACGTCCTCCAGGACACGCCTGCTGAACGTGGTGAACTCGTCGCTGCGGTCCTTGCCAGCCGACACGGCCATCACGTTCAGGGCCCCGGGCAGGATCTTGCGGTTCCACGGGCTCCAGATGCATTGGGGGCAGTCGCAGCCCACCGACCAGTTGAAGCTCATGGCGTGGATCCAGTCCACGAAGGTCGCTGTCAGCCAGCTCTTGCCCACGCCCCTGAACGCCGAGATGAAGCTCCTCTCGCCCGACCATTGCAACCAGTGGGCGATCTCGTACTGGATGGGCGTGGGCTCCGCCCGCAAGATCCTGCGCCAGACCAGCCACACGAACTTGCGGAAGTCGTGATAGATCGGCTCCAGGCCGTCCATCTACTTCTTGGGGCCTTTCACCCCGGTGCCCCTCAGAAGCGACCGCTGCTTCAGGCCCCTTTTGGCCCGGGCGTCGGTCCGCTTTAGCTTCTCGGCCTCGGCGCCCCCGACTGACTCTATTCCTCGAAGATAGGCGAGATCTAGCTCAGTCTGTCGAGAACCGCTGAAAGCCGAACTAGGCGCCTTCTTGGGCGGTTTGGGCTTCGGCCTGGTGGCTTTGGTGAGAGGCCGCTTCGACGGCGTCCCTGTGCCCGGCCTGTCGATGTCTTTCGCCGTGCGCAGGTTCTTGGTGGTGTCGGGCCGCTTGGGCCCCTTCGAGCCTCTCTTCTTTGCCATCAGCGTTTCCTCTTCTTCCGCGCCTTGCCAGCACGCTCCAGGGCTATCGCCACGGCCTGCCTCCGAGGTCTGCCCTCCTTCTTCAGGCGGCGTACGTTGGAGGAGACCGTCCTCTGCGACTTGCCTTTCTTCAGCGGCATGTCACTCGTCCGCCAGGAACAGGACGCCGTTCGCCAGCTCCGTAGAGCCGTCCTCGATCACCTGCACCACCGCGAACTTGGCGTTCCTCCTCATCTCGAAGAGGATGTCCTGCTGGAACACGGCCTTGGCCTTCGGCCAGGTGAACGTAGTCACCGCCTTGGTCGTCACGTTGACCAGCAGGAACACGGAGTCCGCCGCCGATCCGCTCAAGGTGGCCGCCGAACCGGACACCCGCCTGATCGCCAGCGTCGCGCCGCTCACCGGCCGTTGCAGGCCGTCCGCTCCGGTCGAGAGGGGCAGCACCCACGCCTGTGTTCCAAGCGGCTGCTGGGTGACGGAGGTGATGGCGGAGAGCCTGGAGCGGACGAAGAAGCCCGCCTGCGCGTTCGGCCCGTTCGCGGCCGTGTTGGCCTTCCAGTCGCTGGGCGGAACGAAGTGGACGAGCCGGGTCGCGGCCCCAGCCGAGTAGCCCGTCGTGTCGTCGGCGATGGTCGCCAGGGCCGCCCATGCGGCGCCGTTCCAGTACTCGAAGACGATGGTGGCCGTCCCCGTCCTGGCCTGCGAGTAGTTCAGCTTGATCTTGCAGAACCTCTCCCCGAAGCCGTAGTAGAAGGCGTCGTTCACGACGGGGTAGGCGGGCAGCAGGGCCACGTCCCCCGCTCCGGCGCTAGTCAGGTCCGTCGTGTCGTCCGTGAAGGTCGGGTTCGAGACCACGATGTGGACCCTGCCCGCCAGGGGCTGGGTGCTGATGGAGTCGAAGGTTGCCACGTTGGCGCGGATCCAGTAGGCCTCCACCGAGTCCACCGTGTTCTGCTCCCAGTCGGCGGGAGCGGTGAACGTGACCGTCTTGAAGCCGGTGGTGCTCGTGAAGGCCGTCGTGTTGTCCACCAGGCCGGGGATCACCTGCCAGGCGTCACCGTCCCAGTACTGCCAGTCCAGGGTCCAGGTGCCCGCCCCCTGGGTGGTGATGTTGATGTCCAGCCGCCCGAACTTCTTCGTCAAGTGGCCCAGGTAGTAGGCGTCGTCCACGGCGGGTGCCGCAGGCAGGAGGGTCACGTCGTCCCCCGTCGCCTGGTTCGCCGCCGTCGTCTGCTGGGTGAACAGCCCGCCGTCGTCCGCGATGGCTACACAAGCCTCCGCATGTCCTGCCAGGAGCCCCTTCGCCGGATTGGTGGCGGTCATGCTCCCGATCAGGACGCCGTCGCTGCCGGAGCCCTTGTCGTTGCCGAGCGTGCCGAGGAGGGGGAGTGTGAATGTAGTCACAGTGGATGCCTTTCTTGTGGTTGCGTCCGGTCAGCCCATCTTCTTGGACTTGCGCATGGTGGGCGGAGACATGGAGCTGCTCCGCATCCTCATGCCCGAGGCCAGCCCCCCGAGCTTGCTGGCGTTGGCGCTCTGGGAGACCTTGTTGATGTCTCCCCTCGGTCTGCTGAGCTTGGGGACCCCGGCCGTCTTGCTCGACGTGGTCTGCACCGGGCTGGGGCGGGAGTTCTTGAAGTGCATGGAAGGGGTGTTGCGGGGGTTCTTCACGCTGTCCTCCGGTAGTGTCTGCGAGGGCCGCTTGGCCCCCTGGAAGAATTGCTTACGGCTCATCACATGGCCTCCTCTTCGTCCTCGAAGGTCGGAGCCAGCTCCGCGATGGACCGCATCCTTGCGTCCCTGCGGGCGCACTCGATGCCGTTGTCCCTGAGGAACTGCCTCACCTGGGTCAGCTCCGCCGCTGTCAGGTTTCCTGCCTGAAGCAGGCTCAGGAAGTGGTCTGTCAGCAGGAAGTGGAGCTGTTCGAGCTGCTCCTGCTTCCCCGCCCTGTTCTCCAGGGGTTCCGGGGGGCCCATCACTCCACCAAAGCGGCCCTGATGGTCGCCCCTCCAGAGATGCCGACCACGGAGAACATCACCTCGGGCAGCAGGAAGCAGGTAGAGACCACCGTGTTGTTGATGGTGCCCGACTTCAGGAACGGACCGGCCAGGATCACGAATCCGAAGTTCTTCGTGGGCCTCCCCAGGAGGACCACGGCGGCGTCACCCACGCCACCCACGTACTCCACCTGCACCAGCCCGAGGTCGTCCTGCCTTCGATCGGTCGTCTTGATGACGCTGTTGCCGTTGATGGTCACGTCGTCCAGCAGGATGGTCGTTTCCGCGAAGGTCATGGCTACTCCACCAGAGCAATGTTGAGGACAGGGGCGGGGGCCGCCGTGGCGTTCAATATCCGGACCCTCATCTCGGGCATCAAGGTCACCGTCCTCAGGACCACCGTGGTGGCGGCCACCACGTCCGCCACCGTTATGGGGGCTCCTCCGGCCAGCAGGCTGTAGAAGGTGAAGTTCTTGTTCACCCTGCCCTCGATCTGAACGTCCGCGTCCCCCACTAGCCCCTCGTACTCCACCAGGAAGCGGCCTGTATCGTCGGTCCTGCGGTCCGTCACCAACACGGCGGAGACGGCATCCACCGACTGGTTGATGAAGAACTCCGTGGTGTTGGCGAAGGTCATCTGTCCCCCCTCTTGTTGAAGTAGTCCTGCAAGTCCAGAGGATTGCCGGGGTTCGCGGGCTTGGAGGGCCGCATCGCCTGCGGGGTGTTGGCCTCGGGGAACACCGGGAGGATGTCGTTGATGGTAGCCCTCAGGATCTGCCTGAGCAGCTGCTCCCTGTTCCGCTGGTCCTTCACGTTGTAGACGGCGTCCATGAGCGATCTGCGGGTCCAGATGAGGGCCTTGATGGCCTTCTCCCTGGCCTCCACGTCTTCCTTGGTCTTCTTGACGGTCTCGGTCATCTCTGTCCTGTGATCTGGGAGACGAAGCTGGGGATACCCGTGACGGTCTGTGTTTGCAGCCCGCGCTGTCCGCTGGTCCTGGACAGGCGGCGTCTCCGCTGCACGTCCGCCAGGTCCCTCGCGTAGTCGGGGAACTCTTCGATCATCTGCCCGAAGGCCTTGTTCCTGTAGTCCTGGATCACGTTCCTCAGGGCCTGCACGCGGGGGCTCTCGAACTCGGCGTTGCTGACGGGAGACAGATCCTGATAGGCACGGCTGCGGATCATCCTCCTCAGCTCCTGCCGCAGCGTCCTGTTCTGCAACTTCACCTTGCCGTGGAGCTGCAACCACCTGTCATAGGCGTCCTGGTTCCCCGCCCGCCTGTAGTCCCGCATGTCGAGGCCGAACCGCTCCCGCTTGGGGGGACTGAAGCCGTGCCTCAGGGACACCATCTCGTTGTAGATCACGTCGTCCGAGACCTCCCTGTACTGGATCGGGGTGACCCAGTTGAACCAGCCCCCAAGGGTGTCCTCGCCGAGGGCCTTGGGCCTGGTGACCACCTCCCCCAGGACGTTCCGCTTGGGAGACAGGGCCGCCCTGCCCTCCAGCTGTAGTGAGTCAAGCTCGGGGACCCTGGAGCGCATCTGGTCCAGCAGCCCGTCCAGCTCCCTGACCGCTTCGTCCTGCGAGATGGCGGCCCTGCCCAGGACGTTGGGCACCGCCGCCGAGGTGATCCTGCCGATCACGTCCGCTCCCCTGGCGTTGGGATCCTCCAGCAGCTCCACGAACTGCGAGATGCCCTCCAGGTAGCTCTTCTGTGTCAGGAAGCCCGTGCTGGCGAACACCGCCCCGTAGAAGACGAACTCCAGGCTCGTCTGGTCCTCGTCCTGGCTGAGGCGGGAGTACTCGTACATGTCCGCAATCAGGCCGATCATGGAGGCGAAGGGGTCCAGCCTCCCGAAGGCCGCGAACCCGGGCTCCCCGAAAGCGGTCGTCTTGATCGAGTAGGGCAGCCACCCCGCGTCCTGCATGGCGGCGCGAAGCTCGGGATCCTTGGGGCCCCTGCCCGTGATGTTCCCCGCCTCCGCCTGCTGGATCGCCCACGCCGTCACTCCAAACCCAAGGGACAGCCTCCCCAGGGCCTCGTAGCGCGTCTTGGAGTCCCCCAGCTCCCGCAGGATCTTGAAGCTGCTGTCCGCCAGGGCGGTCTTGCCCGACGACTTGAAGGCGTTCCCCAGCCTGTCCGCCGATAAGGTTGCCACCAGCCTGGGCAGCGTGAACATGCCCGCCCTGTTGCCCGCGTACTTGATGAGGTTCACCGGCGTCCTGAAGAAGGGCAGGAAGAACCGCAGGCTGGGGTGGCTCTGGACGATGCCCTGGATCCGTCCTGTCAGAGAGCCCCGCCCCAGCTCCCTGGTGAAGGTCACCTCTTCCGCGACACCGAGGGCGGACCTGGGATCCACTTCCTCACCGAAGGTCCCCGCGATCCTGGACGCCAGGTCGAAGTCCACCAGGCCCTTGCCCAGCTTCGCGCTGCCGCCCTGCACGTCCGCGGCGAACCGTTCCGCCCGCAGGCGGAGCGCGGAGGGGTCCGTCACTCCCGACTCCAGGGCCAGCTTGGCCCCCCTGCGCAGGAGCTGGTCCTGACTCAGGATCTGCCCCTCGAAGAAGATCGACTGCATACCGTCCCTCAGGAAGGCCGCCGTGTCCTCCGCACCGAGCCCCCTGCGCTGCGCCGCCACGGTCAGATCCCCGTAGGCCTTCCCACGGGCCGAGAGCTGCTTCACGAACTCGTCAACGGTGCGCATGAACCGGGTGGGCAGCCCCACCCCCTTGCCGATGAAGTTCACGAGCTGCCCCGCTGTGTCCTGAGAGGTCAGCCCCAGGGCCTCCGCCCTGACCAAGGACCCCTTGCCCACGCCCTCGGTGAAGCTGGCCGCGGAGTTCCTGTCGATCACCGCCTGGTTTGTCCTGGCGGCCTTCTTGGCGAACCTGAAAGAGTCCCCCACCGACCTGGAGATGCCCATCAGCTCTCCGAAGCTCTGCCTGAGCAGCTCCGAGCCCTGCCCGGTGCCTAGCTGGATCAGCCCCCCTGCCGTGTTCTCCAGGATCCTGTACCCGGTGGTCAGGAGCGGCGTCAGGCCGTTCAGGACCAGCGTGGACGGGGCCGAGAGCAGGCTCTGGATGAACAGCTCCGTGGTGATCCGAAGGGCCCGCTGCCCCCGGCTCAGGCGCGACAGCTCTAGCACGGCGGCTATGTCACCTATCCGCCCGCTGTCGTAGGCGTTGACCATCAGCTCCGCCAGCTCCAGGGCCCTCTTCTGTCCCCCTCCCCTGGCGACGGCCCCCGCCACCTCCTCGCCGCTCTTGATTAGCCCCGTCAGGTCGGGGAAGTCCCCCTTGAAGGTCCGCAGGCCCAGCCCGAACGAGGAGATGGCCCCCTGCACTTCGAGCTGCAACTCCACCAGATCCTCCACCATCCGGCTGTACCTGCTGCCCAGCGCCGGATCCTTGGGGGCCTTCAGGAGCTGCCTGCCGACCCTGTTCACCTCGTCCGCGTAACCCAGCATGGAGTAGCGCAGGGCGCTGACCTCCACCACGGCATCCTCCAGCGAGAGCCTCCTGTTCCGGGCCACCGCTCTGATTCTGGCCCCCATCAGCTCGGGGGTCGTCCCCACGAGGTCGGCCAGCTCCTCGTTCCGCTTCACCGCAAGTCGGCCCAGCTCCCCCATCGAGATG